TTCCTTTCCCAAATTCGTGGAATTTATGTCCTTTCTCATGGCTATTACAAAGATCGAAGTTCTGCTAATCCTTTAGAAAACTCTACCAATGGGACTAGCAAGAAAAATTGTCAGGGAGCACAAAAATTCCTATGCGCGCATTGTTCAACCAAATTCAATTCACAGACACTGTTGAACATGCATATAGGAAAGAAACACGGCTCTGACACCGGTAGCACTAGCAATGCATTCGAATCAAATATGCCCACCAGATACACCAACAATGAAGCAGATACTAAAGCTTCCCACGCGAACTGTCCCTTCTGTTATAGAGACATCCCGTACAATGTGTTTTTTAAACATGTGTTCAAACATTCAGCAATGGACGCGTGGTGTTGCTACTGCAATGACAGAACTGAATTTGGGCAGAGTGCTTATGCCCACATAAAACTGAAACACACTGGTGGTATGGCTAGGCCAACAATTAAAAATCAGAAATCAATTGGGATTACGCAACTACTGAAAAATAACGATGCCTACATATGTAATGCTTGCGGCTACAAGGGCACTCAAGGCATCACTTTGCACGACCATTTGTTGGTTTGTTTCAAGCAATTCCCTGAATGCTGTAGAGTCCAATATTCAGATTTGCCGAGTTTGTATAAGCATTTCGCGGCACATGGTGATCACGATATCTCCGTTTTCGAGGAAGGATATGAAGGCACCCCGCACGCGTGCCTGGAATGCAACATTAAATTTGGTGACCCACTGCTACATCGGTGCACCAAAATGAAACATGATCCTGACATACCGGTTAAGCAAAATAGCGAAATGAAACCACCTGAAGACATCATTGAATCTGACGGGGATAGTGAACCCACTGATATCGGAAAACAAAGTAATCCTCGTGAACATCATGAGCAGGAAGTGCTCGAAGCTTGCCCCATACCCACAGTTGCAACTGAATGCTCCATGAACACGGCATGTCGTTATGATAACACAGAAGACTTGGTAAATTTGTATGATCATGGTGAAATCATTAGGGAATTTAACCTGGAGAAACCTATAGCAGGATCTGAGTGGGTCAATGCGTATTTTTGGTTTTCAATTTTGTTAGTGATCACACTAAACGGTTTTGAAGGTGTTATCGGGAACTTTTGGTTAGTTTTTCACTCTGACCTGCGCGCACCTAGCTCTATCGTTGATCAAGCCATGGGAGGTGTACCATTCGCCAAAATAGTAGACAACATTTTCTTTGGCACAATTAACATGTTTTACACTGCTCTTTTGATAATTAGAGTGTTAGTGTTTTTGTTTGATAAAATTTTACGCAAGATTAACCAACGCAACGCTTTCTATTTGGTCAGCGGATCATTTCAATACAACAAGCATGTTATCATCAAATCAATTTTTCTTAGATACTTCATTGGTGATTATTTGACGGCCTTTTGGTTGGTACTCCCCTTCACCGTATTAAACGTGAGTAGGGATAAGATATTGATTCGATTGGTTGATGATGCACTCATATGCCCAAAACACCACAAACTCCTACATAAAAGAACACAACGGAGCTTTATTGGTTCAGAAGAAATAGTTAGTGCCTTTGTTTATAACTATGACCTGTGGTCATTATACGGATTACTACCTAATTTGCAACTTTGTAGAATTCTACCACGCGCCTACATGTCTTTCTTCCTTGATGGTATCACCTATGGGGCTGGTTTTAAACCTGACCCAATCATTAAAGATAATATTCTGAATAAAATAAGGGGTTACGATAGTATGATCATTGCAGCACAATGTCTCCTTGAAGTAAATAATTTTATTCGTTTTGTTGCCGAGGTATCCGTTTCAATGCATTCCCACTCTCAGGTTGAGTTGTTGAGACATATAGAACATAGAAACAATTATTCAAATTTTCAGTTTGGGATATACAAATCAGTGTTTATTGAATTCATCAAAACCGCTAAGAGAGCAGGAAAACACTTCCGAAATGTCAATTTTAACTCAGACATAAAAATAGTAGAAAACGGTTCGTACTTCAAAGATATATTGGATATCAAACCAACAAACACCGAGGTTAATATGTTTTTACAGGGAGATTTCAGCATTTATGCCCCTGATTTGGGTAAACAACAAGAATTTCTGGCCGTTGAGAAACGGAATTTTACCATGCCTGGTTCCTTGGACGTGGAATTGTTGAAAAAATTCACAACATTCATCAAAAAGAAAATTTCAGAACTGCCTTTAGCCGCTGATGATGTTGAAGTTTCGGCTGAGAAATTTTATGAAAAATACAGTGCATCACATGGTGCTAAGCGTGCAAATGAACTAAAACAAGCCTATGATGCGTTTAAGGTGTTATCACAGGATGAAAAGGTGAAGCATTTAAATAAAATTTCGTCCTTTAATAAAAATGAGGCTAACGATGAGGATAAGGCATCGAGGAAAATCAATGCTAAGTGTGATGCGGCTAAGGTGGTTTTGGGTATGCACTCTGTCCCCGTAGAGGAAATCGTTTATAAAGCATACATTCATTCCCACACAAAAAATCTAAGTCAAATCGAAAAAGTTTCTCGAATAAAGGATCTACTTTCAACTGAAGGGCACATCAGTGAAGGTGATTTTAGTTCGTACGAATGTAGTTTCCGTTCACACTATCTTGTTATTATCGATATAGCTGTGATTGATAGGGTGATAGGAGATAGAACGCCAATTAGAGATGAATATAACATGGTGATGCAATCAATTATATCTGACACAAAAAATCAAATGGGTGAATTGAAATGGTCTCAGTCACCGATCAGAGCCTCTGGGGAAATGACAACAGCACTTGGTAATTTTTTACTAAACAAATACTTAATGGAATTTGTTTGTGAAGAAACCGGCAACAACATTTTAGATGCCATATACGAAGGTGATGATTCCTTAATGAGCACCGCTAAACCGATTGACAACAGGATGACTTTTAATCTAGGGTTTGCACTTAAGAACACCACCGTTAAGGAATTGGCGCTTACAGAATTCTGCCGCGTCAGAGTTAACCCTTCGGATCCCTCTTCGACGGTTGTGTTTGGTCAACCTCTGCGAGCTATGATGCGTCTCCTATACATAAATCCCGCACACAAATCATTACCTCTGAAACATAACATTGCAATTTTTAAATGCAAAATTTTATCTAGTTTCTATCGGTTTGAGAATTGCCCTGTTATCGACCCAATATTGCGTAAGTTGTACAGAATAGTATCAAATAAAGATCATCGAGGTGTCATAGCATTGTACAACAAAACAAAATCTTATAGCGATGTTTCCTTAAGTACAGAACATTCAGCAAACATCATAACCAAAATACGAGAACCACCATGCATCACCATGCAGTTAAGGTTAGCATATCAAGAAGCCTACCAGATTAGCCCTTCAACACAGGAACTATTGGAGAATAGTGAAACGTTTCTAGAGTTGCTCAGTAATTTACAATCACTTACTAACAACTTCAGTTATGCGAAACCTGAAGAAACAATGCAAGGGGCCGTGGATATTGATTTAAATAATTTACCGGCCAGAAGAGTTGTTTCATATGTTTATGGGAAAGAACAAATCAGATCCGCTTGGGA